ATCATCATCGCCGACATAAGTTTCATATTTTAGAAACTTTCTTTTTCCAAGGCGCGCTTTTAGATAACGCTTTGTGTCAACAACGAAAACATCGTTGTTAGCAAATCTTCTCATCATCACCTTGCTACCAACTGGAGGATCTCCTGTCGTTCCAGCAATTTTGCCAGTGCCAACTACATTTGCAATCTCTTCGGTGATAGACTCTCCGTCCGATAGAAAATCTGCAAACTTTTCTTCTAGATTTGTAGAAGTTAAATTCTTTTCTTCTTTGATCAAAAACAATGCAGCAGCATAGGTGGCAAACTTGCTTTTGCCACCAGGAACTTTCATCAGTAACTTTCTCAAATTTAAAATCAAAACATCCAATGTGTTTAATGAATCTCTTTCGTCTTGAGTGTTTCTTTGGGAAGGACTTTTTATAATATTACCTTCACCATCGATAACTCCAGTTTTATAAGCTGGCCAGTTTTCGAAAGGTGTAGTCAACTTCCTTAGAATTCTATAAACAACATATAAGTCTACTAAGTTTGCCATTAGATTCTTCTCTTTATTTCTTCTAGTAAAATAGAATCGTGAATTTCATTTCTATCAATATAGCTTAAAAGAACAAGAAAAGCATTCAATATTTCATGATTTTTTTGCTCTATCTTAAATTTAAGCATATTAACTGTCGCTTCTACACCAAAAACATTTGAGAGAAAGATGATATGGTTAAGTATCAATCTTTCTCTCAATTCACCCTTTTCAACATATTTGTTTATCAGTCTTTTGATGTACTTTATCTTATTTAAATCTTCTAAGTATTCTAAAACTGATATACAATTAGGATTTCTATAATTGTTTATTGCGTATTCATTAAATTCATCATCACTAAGAATCATATTACCAGCCGCTTAATTCGACTCTCAGAATTGAATTGGCTCCAGTTGCGGCTACTGCAACGTAAAGATAATTTGAATCCCACGCAATTGACCCGACTTCCATACCCACTACACTGTTGTTAGAAGATCCTGGAGTATATGCAGTTCTAACTCTAATTCTATCGTCATTGAAATCTGCTAACCCATCAATCTGAAATCTATCAGCCGGTGTAATCTTAAAGGTTCCATCTGTAGTGAATTCAGTATTTCCAAATGAACCTAACTTAATTGTCTGAAAAGTCGTTTGTGCGGTCTCGCCAAACACATCACCAAGTTCGATCTTTTTTGAAACTGGTGATCCAGAAGGATCATCTACAATCAATAGTAGATCAGTGTTTGCTGGCGCGGTCAATGCCGTTAATTGTGTAACTTTTTTATCTGCCATTTAAAACTCCTATTTTATAAACCCAACCGAATGGGAATGCTACTCCTGGGACTCAGGCCAATGATTTCATTAATCTTCCGTGAGGGTTGCCTCATCAGAAACTGTATTAGCTGAAACACCGTCGGCAGAAATTTGTACGCGATATAGATTACCATCCAATCCAGAGTTGTTTGCAATATCAAGCGTAGCAGTGTCTGTATTGGCATAAACTGCATCATCAGTAAGATCTGACCATGAAGATCCAGTGTTTGCTTGCCAACGATAGTTGAGTGTTGTGCCTGCTGGATCAACTGAAGCAGTAACGCTGAATGATGTGGGATCACCAGATGTTTCAATTGAATTTTCTGGCTGTACAGTAATTGTAATGATTGCATCTGGATAAACAGCATCTTCTGCGTCACTCGAAATGCTAGACATTGCAACCAAAACTTCGTTCTTTACTCTAGTAACGCCGTGCATGTCGGTATATGTGTTTCTCAAAATCCAACCAGCATCTTTGTCATTGACTTGTGCTTCGGTTGAATCGACACCAAAAGTCTTTCTGCCGTCTGTATAGTATAGATACTTTGGCGTATCTTGACCAGTAACGGTCTGACTTGAAGCGTCATCAGTTGACCATTCGGGAGAAATTGTCAAGTGTTCAGCATTGGTGATGCCTACAACTTTAAATTTCACACCGCCGCTGGTGATGATCATATCACCAATCTCAAGCTCATTGGCAAAGTCAGTGCTTGTACCAACAACTTCGTTTGATGTGTTAACAAAAGCTACAGTTCCAGTAACTGCGAATGAATCTCTTTTTCCCCATAGTGCCATGGTTTTCTCCTTTAAATTTCTTTCACACTTATTTATGTGTGATATTATTTCTCTGATATTTCAGGGTTGATTTCGATAGGCTCTTTTTTGCCGCTTAAAGCTTCACCTTTTTTAAGAGCCTTTTCTTTATTTTTTACTTCATCATTCTTTTCTTTTTTCTCGAAAATAATTCTTTTTAGTTTTTCGGAAAAAGTCTCTTCACCAAACTTTTGTTTGTTATCAAGCTTGTCGGCATTTCTTTTGCCTTGTGCAGGTTTGATCTTGTCTGATTCTGGAAGTTTAGAGTCGCCAGAGTCTTTTACGGCAATGGTGTGCGCATCGACAAACTCTTTTTCTTTTTTAGCTTTTGGCTCAACGGAAGTGAGTTCATCAACTTGCTCCACTTCTTCTTTTTGTGTTGCACTTTGCGCTTTGCCCTTAACTAGTGTGCCTTTAGCTTGACGAGCAAGAAACTTAGCCGCACGTTCATCATGTCCAGGCATCATACTGGTCATTGCGACATTGCCTTCAGGTGCTTTGCGTACATTACCTTCATTGCCATAACCTTTTCCTTTTACTCTTTTACCAAAAATGGTTGAAGTAATTTTAGCAGGAGCATCTTTACTTTTATTTAATCCATAAGACGCACGAAAAGAGGGTTCACTTTTTGCTTCCTCTACTTGTTCAACTTCTTCATTCTTCATGCGATTGACACGATTTCTAGCGAGACCAGAAACAAACTTGATTCCTGCATCAGCAAGAGTTTGCAAGTCTTTCTTGTCCATCTTATCGAGCATAGCAATCAACTTCTTGTAGCTGTCGCTTGATGGATCGATACTACTAATCTTTCCATACTCTGCTTTCAACTTAGCAACCATTGCGGGGGAAAAAGCTTCATCTAAAAAAGAATCGTCGAATTCTTCCTTAACATTAGACTTTTGGCCTCTAAGTTTTTCCATCTCTTTCGCGTGTTTTTCTTTGGCGTCTGCGATCTTTTGTGCAAGAGCGGCGCGTTTCTTTTGAGCAACTACAGTCTTCACTGATGATACTGTGGTGCCACCACCAACTTCTTCAGAAATTGATGCCTTTGCGTCTTCTAATGAAGAAAAAGTTTTACCTTTTTTATCGCCCATATAAACGGCAAACTTACCATCATCTAATTTCTCGATTGAGTGTTCGCCTTTTTTCCAAACGACCGGACCGTCCGATTCGGCAACAAACTCTTCATTCTTTGCCTGGTGCATCGCGTCGATTTCATTGAAAAATTTTTTCTTCTCTTCAGGTGTCAATTCTCCAAGAGACTTGATGCCTTTCTTTGCCATGTGTGCGCGAACTTTGGCCTGAAACTCGTTTTCTTCTTTTTGAACACCTTTGATTGCTTCAAGCAAAGAAGGTGAAATTTTAAATAGATCTGACATGGTCCTCATGTTATTCTCCTGTTTCTCTTATTTGTAAAATTAAATTTCCGTTACCTTTTAAAATTCTGTGATAATCACCAGCTTTTATTCTATAAACCTTATTCTCTTCTAAACTAATTGGCAGTTTATTGTCATACTGTAACTTCCAATCTTTACCCTCTAATATTACGATCTCTCTATCTTTTCTGTCTCTGTGCCAGATTAGTTCTTCTTCATTTACATTTGAATCAAAGACTCTAATAAATTCGTTCTCTGATTTTCTATCGTCGGAATAAGGTTTCATATTTTACCAGAAGAAATTACCGCCACCCGAAAGACCTAGTTGCTTTGCATATCTTGGAGTATTGCAAGCCCAGTATGCAGCAGAGGTTCTATCTTTTTGTGTACTGCATTGATGTCTTGCGGCAAATGATTTTCTGGCTTCTGGATCATTCATCTTTACAGATAATCCAGTGGTGTCGCCCCATGTTACCTTCTTGATATTGCCAGAAGATGGATCTCTTACATAGACATAGAATTTCTTAGGACCACCACGCTTTGGTTGATTGAGTGGAGGATCTTTTTCGTCTTCTTCTTTTAGATGCGCTTTGCTTGAAGGTTTTTTTGCAGAAACAATATATTTTCCTTTAGGATCATCTTTTTTGTAGATTTCAAGCCATTTGTCTTTTGTTTCGTCAGTTACATCACGTTCAATTTTCCACAAGCCAGAAGCAGGATTATATTTCCAAATCGATAGCCCTTCATTCAAATCATCTATCTCGTCTTCGTATTCTTCCATCATTGATGCTAACTTTCTTGCATCAACATGTTTGAAACTCTTTGCGACTTGAGCGGCATAGTATGTTAGGTTGTGTGCGACTTTATTTTCAGCTTTCTTTCTTGCCATAACATCTTTTAAAGTTTTAAGTGCTTCTTTATATTCTCCACCATGTATCATTGCACCAATCGTTGCGGCAATGCCTTCGTCAATCATTGGGCAATCTAGAGGAACATACTGACCCTCATATTCCGCGATTTCGCCAATGTCTGTCTCTTCGATTAGCATACGATCATCATCTGATAATTCTATCTTGCCTTCGGTATGAAGTTCTCTAACTCTTTTGTATAGATCGTAATAGCTTTCTGAACCTACGCGAAAGACATTCTCCGAAAAAGAAACTTTGTTATCAATGTGCCATTCAACTGCTTCGTCAATCTCTTTGATCTCTGTGTTTTCAGAGAACAATTTAAACTTTCTCTGAAGATTGATGTCGTTCATCAATTCTAAAGCAGAATTAGCAGAATACTTTGCAGTAATGACATCGATGTTTTGACCAGGCGTTGCTCTAGCATATGCCATTCTTGCCGCATCTGTGCCGTACTCTAATGCCTCTACGAATTCAGAAAATGATTCGTTGGTTTCTTTTTTTCCACCTTTGACTTTTGCCGCTAGATCACTATCAGCGCCACCCCAAGTGCCTTTGCCTTTGGTAATGAATGAATTTACTCTGGCGTATGCCCACTGTTGTGGTGTCGTTCCTGGACGGTGGCCACCTTTCCATGCGGCCATGCCTCTGTTGTAAACTTGCTTTAGAATGCCATATGGAATGCCAGACTTTTCAGCTTTCTTCTTCAGCCCATCCATCTCTTCGAATAGGTCCATGAATTCTTCTTTGAGGTCACCAAAGTCTTCTGGAGACATGTCGGCAATACATTCATACATTTCGTATTCTGGAAATTCGTATCCCTCGTCTTCATCTTCCTCTTCGTCTTCTTCCTCATCATCTTCCATTTCTTCGTCGGAATAATATTCCAAATAGTCTCTAGCAGTTGACATGTAATCTGCGGCTAAAGTTATTTTTGAAAGAATCCATTCTTCTGGTTCTTCTTCCATACTTTCCATCATCGTCAAAATTTCTTCAGTGTCATCGATGAGGTTTGATAGCTGAACGCGAGCCATATAAAGACCATCAGACTCTTGATCGTCTTCTTCTTCGCTCTCGCTTTCTAAAATAAAGTTTTCAAAAGCGTGAACTCTACGTTCAACTTTTGCAACCCAATCTGCGCTAGGCTTACCTTCTCCATCATAATACTGTAGAACACGCCCTGTTGTTTTTGACACAAGCGCCCACTTTTTATTACCCTCTTTGTCAGTGACTTGCTTGAGTGTTTCATCTAGTAATTCAAAGTCTTCTTTTTGAACTTGTGTCTTTGTCAGTCTAAACAAACTATCAGCAGAGGTTACCATGTCCAAAAGGGTGTTTAGCAATGACTGTGTAGCTGATCTTTCTGGTGGTGTTAGTGTATCACCCTTGCCGATTTTATCAATTGATCTTTTAATCGTGGCAAGCATAGTTTTATCAGCAAGACCAAGGCGAACCAATTGCTCTAATCGTCCAACTTGTTTCTTGTCTAACTGTTCACCATACATCTGTTTGAATTTTTTAGTATGCTTAGATTCTGGCATACCTTTTTCTCTAGCTTCTTTGTCACCTGGTGCATCTTTGTATGAACTAGGATCGCTATCAGATTTCTTTGCATGTGCTTTAAAGTGCGCATCTCTACTTTGCTTCGTGCCCTTATCAAGCCCAGCATAATACTTCTTGGGCTGTGTGCCTTCTCTAGATGCAACATCTTTGTCTTGAGGTAGTTTGGGACCTTCAAACAAATTAATAAAAGAATCATTTAAGTCAAAAGATTCTTTTTGCTGTGACATGCCACGCTTTCTCTCCAACTCTGTTCTTCTTACTCTTGGAAGTAAACGTGATGCAATCTTTGTAACTGCGGGGCGTAACTTTTCAATTTTTTTATCGATCATCTGCTTTTGACCAGCAGACATTGATGCGTAATCTTTACCACCAGAAAGTCTTCTCTTCAAAAACTTTGTGGCAAGTCTTCTTGATCTGACACCTAACTTTCTCGCATTGGCAAATCTCTTTAATGCCAACATTCTAGATCTTTGAATTTTTGCTTTCAGTCTTCTAATTTGCATTGCACGTTTTCTTCTTCCTGCTAAAGAAAGAACCTCTTTCAAATCAGGAAGCATTTCGGCGGCAAAAATTTCGTCCAGATTTTCTTCTAGTGCTTCTGAAATTTTTTCGAGATTTGATTCTGTATTTTCATTAATTTTCATACCTTTTCTTACCTCGTCGAATAATTTTTTTGCGTCTGTTTCTGATAGTTTCGATGGCACGCCTTTTTTAAAGCTTTCGAAATCATTTTTTGCAGCAAAGCCTCTCATCTTTGATGCCGACATGCCCTCTACTCCTTCAGCGTCGGGATCTCTTTCTCCAGCAGAAACAGCTTCAAGTGTTTTAAAATTATAAAGATTTCCATTGTATTTTTTGATCATAGTGTCGAACTCGGAAACTCTATCGCTACCGGCGACAACGATGACTTCATCGAACTTTCCGTCGAGTTCTTGCAATGCCTCAAAAATTGTTTTAGCTGATGATGCTGTGACAATGTTACCAAAAGCTTTTTTGGCAAATTTGATTTTTGTTTGATATTCCAGAGGATCTTTTTTTGGATTTGTACTATGCGACAAATATAGTTTCGCCACAGCAGAATTTGACTTCGCTACAGATTTTATTTTGTTGGCGAGTTTTTCGTGTCCATTTGTTATTGGGTTTAATCTGCCGAATGCGATAACTACTTTTTTACTCATATTATCCTCTGGAGTTTGTCTTGACCTTATCCGTTGTACAGGTCTGCCTTGGCCTAACTGTAACTTTATTTATAATAAAACAATTTTACAATTGAATACCAACTTTGTCTCTAACCCTATCAAATGCCGCTTTACTTCTAAAAGTATAAACGTCACTCTTTACTGTGTCTTCTGCTTCAACGGTCGCTTGCATTTTAAATACTGGCACACCGTCGCTGTTTACGCCCATCTTAACAATGTTCAAATCTTGAAAACATTGACTCATAATTTCGTCAAAATTGAAATCACTCGATGAAATAAACTTAATAAAGCCATAAACCAAATTCGTTGTTGTATAGCTGGCTTTGCCTTCCTTCAGCTTTCTCTTTTCAGCATCTGGAACTTTAGTCGAATCGATAATGAATCTATTCAAAAACTCTACATACGCTGAAGTATTTGAAAGAGAAATATTGCCTAGAGGTTTGTCTTTGTTCGATTCAATCTTTTTTCCGTCTGACGCAAAATCTACACCAGAAAACATTGATCTAAGTTCGTTCTGAGATATTTCAAATCCCTTTGCTCTGTTGGCATTGCCTTTGATTAGATCGCCAAATGCTACAACAACGCCCTCAAACATGCCATGCTTTGTTAGATTTTCTATAACGGTAAGTTCTTTTTGGCTGTTTCTAAACTCCAAAGACTTTTTCATTCGATCCACTCGTTCTTGTATAAGTCTTGGAGCAAAGGTATTAGAACCTCCAGTTAGTGCTTTAGAACTAAACCCATAATAGTGTGCGTTATGCACGAAAAAATCGAAAATCTCATAGTTTGTTCTAACTGGAAAAGTAATATTGTCAATCTGTCTATTCTTAAGATATTTCATTGCAAAAAAAGGACCTAAAACTTCTCCGAATTCTGTAGCAATTGCTTTCGTATCTATTTCAGACTTTGCATTCAAGTAAAAGTTTTTTACTTGAGGCGCTTGTATCTTGCCTTCCATGAAGTCAACTAGACCAGTGAGATACATTTTTACCGCAGTTGAAACTGATAATTTGTCAATGCCACTTTTAACAATCTTTGAATAATCTTTAATTGGTATCACCCAAAACTTATCGTTTGCCGTTCTTACCAATTGAGGTATGTCAGATTTAGGATAGTTTTTAAAAAAGTCTGAAGGTTGAAACATTCATTTTATCCTTTTTTATTCTTGACTTTTTCTTGACAGTGTTTTAAAATGCTGTGTAGCCTTTGCATATTACTTAAGTTCTATCCACTCAAATAGTCCTGCCACATCAGCACCAGCAACGTCAGTAGAAACCGCTAGCGTTAGGATGTCTGAATTTCCACTTAAGGTTCTTCCTAATTGTAACGAAAATTCATTTCTAGATGCAATGTCAAGAGTTCCACCTTTTACACCAGTAGATAAATATCCAGAATTTAATACAGTGCCACCACTGATGGAATTCGCACTAATATTGTATTGTACATTATTTCCCGAGTGTGTCACCCAGCTACCATCAGGAATTGTACCATTTAAAATAATCTTATATCTATAATTTGCGTTGTTTGTAACTCCAATTAAGTCTGCATTGATTGGAACGACTACAGAATCTAAACGATCTGGCGCCAGCCTTATGCTAACTACTGGATAATATGTTGCGGCATTAGTTAAATCTCTTAGATCATTTAATTCACGTCCAGCACTGAATGCCGGCGCGCCAGCTTCATAGCCGCCTTCAGAAATGACGGTTGAGCAAATTTGTTTCAATGTTGATGTTGGTGCAGTAACTTCTCCACTTGTTGAAATTTCATATCTAATGGGCAAAGTTCCAGTTGTCATGTAGGTGGTGCTATTTTGATTTGGGTGCTTGAAGGTGTGCGCAGGTATTAGTTTACCGCCACCTACAAACCCACAAGTGACATCACCAACACCCAACCACTCAACTTCAATCCAAAGAATATTTGCTTTCGTTATGTCAAGCCCAGAAGCAAATGCAGTAGTTCCTGTTGAATATTCGTCATCAGTACCATCAAATTTATCGACATTCCACTCAGACTGAGGAATCTTAGTGTCAACAACTGAGCCTGTTGATTGCGATCTTAGAACAAGATAAACTTCGTTATTGCTAGATTCTAGAAAAATTCCGTTATTTGCACCGAAATAACCTACTCTCTGTGTCAGATTTGTGTTTGCTTCAGCCATCGCAAATGTATTCATCACAAGCAAAGATTTTCCTGGCTGATAAGTAAAAACTCTTTTTGATTCTCGAATGACGGAATCTCCAGAAACGTTTGTGACTACAAGATTAACGGCACTTTCAAATGCACTGTATGTAACGCTTCCATTATTTGCAGTTAGCTCACTAAACTTATCATTTTTTTCGTAGCGATTGACTGAATCAAACAATGTAAAAGGTTGAGATATCCTAAGTCTACCAAACGCATCTACAAGTGCGCCACTGGCGGTCACGCCATCATCCAACATCATGACTTCATAGCGAGTCTTTGTCGTTTGATCTAAGGCATTTATATCTTTTCTAAACTGTGCCATTATCGTTGCCACCCTTTAATGATGTCTGGTGAAAAGTTTGCATAACTGAACTGCATTCTATCAACTAGTTTAACTGCTTTTCCTGATAGATGATCGATAGCGACATAGCCTTCAACACCAGTTACTTCATAGCCGCGCTTCGTCATCAAAAATGTATTTAGGCTCTTCACTTCATCTAATTTTCTCACAAGAATTAGTTTGGCTTCAGATAGCAAACTGATTATTTCCATAATATTTTCTAAATGAGACTTGTTATTGGTGAAAAACTTCATTGCCTCATTTTTCTTTGCAGTCCAATCTTGCTTTGATGCTGGAGTTTTCTTCTTTGCTATTTCGCCGTCATAGTAATCTTCGAAATATTTAATTAATTCTTGAGTGTGTTTTTTTGGATCTGAAATCTTTACTTGGTTTTTCACCTTAGTGTTGTTGAACGCTTTGATTCGAATCTTTAAATCTTCATTGTCACGAATGTGATTCATTACGTTCGCACTAGTTTTCAGAAACAATTTTCCTACTTTAGACAGAAGATTTGTCACTTCGGCAGTTTCAGCTTTTGTCATCGTGGCTTTACCTGAAACGTCTTTGTAATCGACATCAGTTGACCAGACTCGATCTGTATTCTTCAATGTGGCAAGAATGTTTTTACCAAAGACGGCTTTCATTGTTTCAAACGAATCGCCTTCATATTTTGTATGCCACACGATGCCAATTTTTGCTCTTTTTATCTTTTCTGCCAAGCCACTATTTGCTGGAACTGCGTATACAATTGTGTTTGGATGAAACGTAATGTACTCTTCGCCGTCAATTGTAACACTCTTCAAGTCCGATTGCGTGAATAGAAGGTCGCCTTGAATGACACCTTCGATTCCTAATGCTGAAAGTTCGGCAAGACACGCCTTTAGTTTAGCGGCAAGATCACCAGAAGTGTCGGCGTCAATCTCGGCATCAGTTTTGTAAACTTTAGGATTTTTATTGAAGACGCCTTTCTTTGCAACAAAGAATCTTTTGTCGCTTGGGTCTTTTCCAGCAAAGACTGCGGGTGCGCCATCCCATTTTACTGTGATGCTAACCTTTTTTGTAGAATTTCCAGATAGCATATCTCGCACTGCTCTAAGTGCATTGATGCTGTTTCTAGTACCCTCAACACCACCATTTAGAACATCATCTTCTGCATGTTCCATGTGTGTGTTTTTTTGTTCTGATATGAATTCTTTAAATTTTATCATTCTTTTAAATAAAAAAGCCTGTCATGTGACAGGCCTATTTATAATTTCTAAGTGTTTAGTTATCAAAGAACTTCGTTTTTCCGCCCTAGTCCAGCAGGATTGATTCCTGGTGTGACATAGACTAGATTGCCTTTGTGCATAGGAGCCACACACTCGGACACTTTGTTTACAATGTCTCGATCTTCTTTCGACATTCTATGAAAGTCTTTCATAATGCCTGTGTTTGTACATGCTCCTAGCACAACATCCTGCTTGCTTGGAATTTTAGGTGTCTCTCTGCGATATGGTTTAGAAGTCTGCATTGGTGTTGATTTCTTCGCATCTGATGGGCGACCCGACAAGCTTTTTGGCAAAGATTCCAACCACTGATTGTAAGCTTCTACTTGCTTTTTCGTTGGCGATTTGCGTTTTTTATCGGGACGAGTTTGGCAATAGATTAGCATAATGATCTCCTGTCATTATTATAATAGCATAGAACCTTTGCCGTGTCAAGCCACTTTGAACCCATCAAAGCTTCTTTCCTTTCGCATACGATTGCCAAAATTGCTCTTATCAAAAGATGGTGGGTCTGATTGCGACTGTTGACCACTACCCGTTATGTGATTCTGCGCGGACTGCTCAACATCATACAATTTCATCTTAGCTCTATCAACCCCAATTACAAATCGCTTGTTGGTATCTGGATTGCTATATCGATTCTTCAACTGCTTTACCATGATCTGATTCAAGTCTGCCAATTCTTCAGTAGAAATCAAAGCAAACATGAAGTCTGCGGTTGCTGGAAGACCAAACGATTCGCTAGTGTCTGTCAATTCGACATCAGAATTTGAGTAACCAGACCGTGTCGTTTGTGTTGCTGATACAATAGGCAAACCAAACTCTACTGCAAGACCTCGCAATTCTTCTGCAATCGCCTTAATAAAACTATATGAATTCACGTTGGAGCCTTGCTTGATTCTAGATGATGAGCAAATGTTCAAATAGTCAATGTAGATGATGTCAGGAACGAATTGCTTTTTGAGTTTCAATTCATTCAACAAATGCCTGAAGTGAGATACATTAGCAGATGCAGTCGGATATTCTTTGATGATTAGCTTACCCAAAGTTTTCTCTTTAAGCTTTTCAATTTTCTTAATGTAAATATCTTTGGGAATGCTAATCAAACGATCCAAATCGATGTTCAAAAGATTAGCATCGATTCGTTCTGCAATACGCTCTTCAGCCATCTCTAGTGTGATATACAAGACATTTTTACCAATCGTTAAATTGGATGCCGCACAATGACACATGAACATAGATTTTCCAACACCAGTGCCTGCAAGGATAATATTCAATGTCTTGTCTGGTAGACCGTTCTTTGTGATGCGGTTGAAGTAGTCTAGATCGAAAGGGATTCGTCGTTCAAGTTTGTGATAAAATTCATATCGTCGTTCCGCATCATCAATGAAATCGTGACCAATGTGATTATCAAAAGATACCGCAAGTGCATCAGATAGAATGTTTGGAATCGCACCCTTGTCTTTTTTGCTTTCTTTGGTATGGTCAAGAATCTGAATGCTCTCCATGATAGCATTGTAAATGGCTTTTTCTTGACAAAACTTTTCAGTCTCATCAACTAGCCATTCTCTATCATTAGTTTCGCATTCGGAATTTACTTCATTGAGTAATGTGACAGTCTTTTTGTATTGCTCTTCTTTTAAATCATTTCGATTTGAAATCTCAATTTGAATAGCGTCTGCGGTTGGCGTGCCATTGTATTTGAGAATGAATTTCTTGCACTCTTCAAATATGATTCTTTCATTGATGTCTTGAAAATATTCAGACTTTAGAAATGGTATAGTTCTACGAACATACTCATCATCCTTGATCAGTCTCTGAAGAATCTTCTTTTCTAAGTTCGGCGTCATGTTTTCCTTTCATCTCATTGCTCAGAACGTGTTCAAGCAGTGAATTCATGATTTTTTCAAGAGTAATCTCAAATTCTTTTTTGGAGAATTCATCGGTCAAAAGTTTATTGTCATCAATTATATCATAATCGAATGAAATTGTCGCGCTTTCATCACCCTCATTGATGGAAATAGATCCAAAATTGAAAGTTACGCCTTTGAATTCTCCACTCAGAATCTCTATGCACGCCACATCGTTTTCATCTCTATAGCTTCCATAAATTTCTGCAATCTTGAAATCTTTATTGTAAATCATTCCTCTACCTCTTCATCTTCAATTGGTACATGATCTTGTCCATATAGAAACTCTTTACGGCAAGCTTCATCGATTTTGTCTAGAACTTCTTTTGTAAAATACTTCTCTGGTTCTTCATTGATGTTTTTACCGAAAACTTTAGTTCCATCTGGCAATTCGTATCGAGTTGAAACTTTCTTAATGATGTCGTACTTTTCTGCAATGTCTAGTAGACCATAGTAGCGATCTAGACCTTTGCTGTATGTAATTCGAACTTCTACATTAGAATTTTCTTTTGTGAATCGTGATTTGATTAGCTTTGCTTTGACAATATTGCCGACAACATCAGTGCCGTCTTTGTCTTTCTTTTTGGTCAAAAAGATAATCGTTGATGCTGTGTATTTAAGTCCAGATCCACCAGACATTTCTTTTGTTGGAATGTACGCACCAACCACA